ATAAAACGTTGTAAATCATTATACTATTGAATTTTGTTGAATTTCTAAGTTTATTTCTTGATTTGGATAAAGCAATTGAATTGGTCCACGAAGTTCACGTATCAAAAATTCTTGCATTGGCAAGATTGTTGTTCTCATAAACAAATTATATGCAGTCAATAACTGGTCTGCTTGAGATGAAAAACCACTTCCTGTTGGAAGACCAATCAATGATGGGTCAGGAATTTGGTGTCCAGATAAAATATTTTCTCTAACTAATGAGAAGATTTCTGCATATCCACCTTGTGTCATTGTTGGTGTGATTTGTGTAATATCTGGTTTTTGACCTTCATCTCCATAAGATACAATAATTCTACCTGCGTTTTGTGAACCACGATAACGAGCTTCTATTCTTCTTAACACATCTTCTTGTTCGTTTTGACTATCTGGCTCATGAGGTAAATGCACCCACAAACTTGGTGATGCACCATTTAATATGTTGGCCAAATTGAATTCACTAATTGCATGAGATAATCTAATATCCAATAAACAAGCCATATATTGTGGAACTCCATAAAACAAATAACCAGGTTGATATTGTTTAATGTGAATGATTTGTCTTGAAGTAAAATCTAGTGGGTCAAATTCCTTGAACTCAATTACTCCAGCTTTTTTCCAATTTAACCAGTCTGCACAATATAACCAAGCATCACTTCTTAACTCACTATTATCTGGTGCTTTTGCTCTCATGTATTTTGATGGAATAATATGAAATCCTGAAATACCTTGACGGTCTTTTCTCCACACAACTTCAAGAAATAAATTACCCGTAACGAGGAACTCAAAGAACATCTGTTTTACAACATCATTAAGACTTTCCTTATTATTTATTTTATAATCAGTAGTGAAACCTTTTCCAGCCAAATTATCTACTTTACTTGAAATACAAGCTTTGTGTATTGGTGAAAAATCTACATAATCGTAAAATCTTTCAACTTCAAGGTTGTCTATTCCCCATGATACGAATAATTGACCTCTTTGTATTTTTTCTACAAATCGTCCAATATTTTCATAAGACCCAAAATCTAATTTATCTAATTTAATCATTGTCAGCGTTATATATTATAAATATATCACTTGTGCCTGAATAAGACACAGGGATATTTTGATTTGTTCCAACAACATTTACGATGGTTTCATAAACTACATCATACGATAGTGCTGGGTTTAAGTTTGTTGAACTAACTTGTTCGTAAACTTTTAAGTAATATTCTCCAGGTATTAAATGAACATTACAATCTCCACAAATTGTATTGCCAGTTAAACTCTCAGGAATTGAATTATCTATGGTTATACAAAAAAGGTCATAGCCAGGTTCGTACCCTACAATTGAAGGTGGAACACGAAATGGAATAAATCTATAGCGAGTATTTGATAATTTATGAGACATCGCCCATAAATATGTAGGATTTGCAAGACTTTTATTTCTTGAACAAACTGCAGCGGCTTGATTTAACTGACCTTGATTTATGTATATCATATCTTAAAAGTTTCTACTTAATGATGTATTAAATGTGTTTATAATTACATCTAAATTAGCACACTCACCATCAGTCAATCCTTGACCTACACTAAAGAATGCTAATGTTCCATTTCCACCAAAACCATTAGGATTGATTACAAATATTCCAATAGAATTACTTGGTAATGAGTTTTGTGGATTTGTATTTGTTGTTCCATATTGCACAAATGGTGTTGATGCTGTCCTATCAAAACCTTTGGTAATGTTTGATGCTGTCCTTGAACCTATTGAAAAACAAGCCTGTGTTAAAAATCCACCATCAATATTTGCAGCACCTGCTAAAACTTGCCTATATGGTTGTCTTAAAGCAACATAAGGTGTTCCCGCTCCGTGATAACCACAGCATTCACTAACATAAACATTTTGATATGAGGAGATATGCCAAGATGTTAAACTTAATGATGTTGAAGGGATAATATGAGTATCACACCAATCAGCATTATCTGTGCTTGTTTTTGTAATACCACTTGTAGAGTGTGTTATTGTTCCATTATATGTTAAGTCATAAGTTGTTCCAAATGTTCTATTACCCATAATAGCGTTTGATGCCGCTGTTGCCCCTAACATAGGGTAGAAATACGGCATTTTAGCATATAATCCAGCACCTTTTAATTGTGTAAATAATGTGTTTGTAGCAGCACTTATTGTTGGATTTGTTGTTCCACCAGCAGAAATAACCGCAGCTAAATAAACCGCAGCATCAGCATCAAAAGGTGGTGGTGGTGTTGAACTTGGTGTTGGTGTAGGAGTTTTTGTAGTTGTAGGGGTATTCGTTAATGTAGGCGTATTACTCGGCGTTGTAGTAGGTGTTTGTGTATTAGTCGGCGTTGTAGTAGGTGTGCTAGTTAACGTAGGGGTAATACTTGGAGTAATTGAAGGTGTCGGTGTAGGCGTAGACGTTTTAGTCGGCGTTGGTGTTGGAGTTGGTGGCAATGGACTAGGTGATGGCGCAGGTTCATAAGCCACAACAATATCGTTAATGGCTCTATTCTCTCCAAGATAATCACTAAATTGTTTTCTATAAAATACCTTCGCCATTTTTAATTATTGTTTCTAACTCTTTGATAATATCATTTATTTCAACATTGCAATCACTTGAAATTCTATATGTTTTTTCTCTTTCAATTTTTTTATCATCTTTGTGAAATATTACCTTAAGTAAAACATCACAACTTTCAAGTTCAAGTTCCACAGATTTTAGATAATATTTGTCAAATGCAATATCTTGAATTTTATACATACATTATCCTATTGGTGGAAATGGTGGTGATGGTTTTGGACAATACTCACTTAATGATAATGTTTTAACCCATTGAAATTGTGGATTATCACAAAACTCAATTTCCTCTACTGAAATAATCCAAGCATCATTACAATCTTGAATTGGGTTAAAATAACTATCAGTAGTGTATAATTGACCCACTAATTCGTCCTTTTGTAATTCTGTTATTATCGCTATTTGTATCATAATTTTTTAATAAACATTTCTACCTAATGATGTTTGGTAAGTTTGGATTATACTATCTAAAGTTGCCATTTGAGAACCTGTCATACCTGTATGTGCGAAAGTAAATTGGTGTCTGTATGTTGAGTGTTGAGTGTCCGAACCATTACCATTACCCGCTCCCAAATACATAACGTTTGATGTTTTACCAAGTGCTGTTCTATTATTTGTTGAAACTAATGCTCCTCTTCTATAGAAATTCACATTTGTACTTCCTGTTCTTGAGAATGCTATAAGTCCATTACCATCGGCTATGGCTGATGATTGAGTGCCTAAATCATTTTCCCAACAGAAACCTACTATTGTAGAGTTAAAGTTTGGATACAATACCCACCCATTACTACCAGGTCCCCATGAACCCATACCTGCTTTATTTACTGCAGTCGCATTCGGTCCATACATACCCAATGTTCCACCTGATATTGTTAATGACGCTAATGTAGATGGTGCAAAATACGTATTAGCATAACCATTTGTTCCGTTTGGAGTGGCACCCGATGATGAGTGTGTCCAACCACCATTGAAAGTTAATCTATAAGCACCATTTGTATCCAAAGGATTTAATGCGTTAAATTTGTGTCCTGCGGCATTACCACCCAACATTGGATACATGTAAATCATACCATCATACAAACCATTACTAACAAGTGATGTGAATAATGTGATTGTTGCTGCTGATACGGTTGAAGTAATACCTGTTCCACCTGCTGATACCACGGCTGATAAGTAAGCCTGTGCTTGAGTTGTTCCACTTGCTGGTGGAGTAGATGAAGGCGTAGGAGTATTCGTTTGTGTAGGTGTAGATGTAGGATTAGGGGTGTTAGTTGGGGTTGTTGTTGGTGTTGGTGTCAACGTTGAAGTTGCCGTAGGGGTCGGTGTTGGTAAAGGACAAGTTCCAATATCCGTTATTGTTCCAGTGCCTTCAGTTATTACAACTGAACCTTGTTTAGCACATATATTACTAGAACCTCCAAAACAAAATATTAGTGTTCCTGGTGTTCCATCACAATTAGTCCAAGTAAAAGTAGTACAAACACCAAATCCTGAGGGTTGTAATGTATATGTTCTACACGCTCTACTATCAGTAGGCGTCGGTGTTGGCGTTAAAGTTTTTGTTGGTGTTGGGGTCAACGTTGAAGTTGGCGTAATAGATGGAGTTGGAGTAGGTGTTGGTGATACAGGAACTGATGTTTCTGGAACATTCATAATTATTTGTTGCACTGGTATCCATACTTTTCCTCTGTTT